GAATCAGGCGGTCACGACCCTTGCAACTCTGGATTTCTCGGTCGCGACCGTGGACCCCGAGGGAATCGCAGACACAGCCAACGACAAGGTGGCGCCCAAGTGGCCGGGGCTCTATCTCGTGGAAATCGGCCTGCGTTTTGCGACCGATCTGGACGATCAGGACACGGTGGAAATCCGCTGCGTCGGTGGCGGCGTCACGCAGGTCACACGCACGACCATCGCCAAGAGCGCAGAGCAGGACATTGTCCGCGCAAGCTTCCACGTTCTTATCAAGGAACAGGACATCGGATCCGCAACAGCGGACATTTACGCGCAATGCGCGGTTGAGGGCGCCACTGACGCGACCGTGCTGGCGACGGTGGATCGCACCGGCATGTGGCTCACGCGGGTCGGATAATGACAACAGCAATCACGTCGGCTAACTCGTCCACGACCAGCCAGCTCCTGCTTGCTGCGGACGCGACACGCACGTCCGTCACGCTGGAGAACACCGACGCCAACACGCTCTATGTGGCGCTTGGGCAGGCTGCGACGACCTCCATCGGCGGCTATACCTTCTCGCGCAACTACGGCGCCAGCGCGACCCTGACGCCGCCTGAAAGCTATCAGGCCATCTATGGCATCTGGAGCGCAGACGGGTCTGGCGGGGTCACCATCACCGCCGTTACGGACCCCGTGCAGGATGATAACGGGGCCATTTCCACCTATGCCGAATTGAAGACCGCGATTGCCGCCTGGCTGAAGCCCGGCACGACGCTGCCGACCGAGGAAACTGCGTCCCGCATCCCCGAATATGTCGCGCTGTTCGAGGCCGAGGCCAACCGCGTGCTGCGGACCCGCGACATGGAGTCGGTTGATACCGCCCTTGCCGTGACCAGCGGCTCGGCCACCATCCCAACTGGAATGCGCCAGATTACCTCGATCAAGAACGTTTCGACGCCCTATAACGAGATCATCTACATCCCCGTTGACACGTTCGAGGGGCTTTATCCCTACAGCACGAGCGAACTGCCGTTCTATTACACGGTTGAGGGCTCGACCCTGCTGTTCTACCCGGCGCAGACCACGACAGTCCGGGTCCGCTACAAGCGCGGATTGACCGCGCTCACCAACGACAACGATTACAACTGGCTCCTTCGGAAGCATCCCGACGCCTATCTCTATGGCGCCCTCATCAATGCGGATCGGCGGCTGATTGACCCGGAGCGCATCGGGCTGGTGGAGCCGCGCTATCGCGAGGTCATGCGCCAGATCCAGCACGAGGAGGCATTTGTCATCGGCATGGGGCTTCGTCCGCAGCCGAGCGCGAGCTTCGTCGCCTGATGTTCCTGAAGCTCACACTTCAACCAGGCCTCTACCGGAACGGTACGGCCTACCAGAGCGCAGGACGTTGGTATGACGCCAACCTTGTGCGCTTCTTCGAGGGCCAGATCAGGCCAATGAAGGGCTGGGAGACGGGGCTCACGGGAACACTCTCAGGTACGCCACGTGCGGCCCATGCGTGGAAGGACAATGAGGGCGACAGCTTCGCAGCCTTCGGGACAGTGACTTCGCTCTATGCCCACGACGGCACGACGCTGGACGACATCACGCCGGAAGCTGCGGTCTCGATCCTGCTTGAAGACGGAACGGAGCTTGATACCGAGGGCAGCGAGCCTTTGTTGCAGGAATCGGGGTTCGACAGCGGGGCGGACAGCTCCACATGGACGCTGGATAACTTTGGCGAGCTTCTTATCGCCTGCAATGACCATGAGCAGACCATCTATGAATGGCAGCCGCGCGGCGGGCTGGATGCAACGGCCATCACAAATGCGCCCGATGCCAAGGCGATCTTTGTTACCAATGAGCGGTTTATCATAGCCCTTGGGGCTGATGGCGATCCGCGACGGGTGGCATGGAACGATCAGGAAAACCGAACTGTCTGGACGGCAACCAGCACCAACCAGGCGGGCGACCTCAACCTGCAAACGGCAGGCGTTGCCATGTGCGGGGGCAAGGTAAGGTCAGGCGGGCTCATCTGGACGGACACTGACCTGCACCTGATGCGCTATCAGGGCTTTCCCGACATCTATGGGATTGAACGGGTCGGAAATAATTGCGGCATCATCGGCCGGCACGCCTTCTTCATCGTGGACAGCGTGGCCTACTGGATGGGCCAGAACGGCTTCTGGCGTTATGTCGGATATGTCGAGCCTCTCCCGTGCGACATCAGCGACGACGTGTTCCGCAACCTCAACACGACCTATCGCAACAAGGTCTGGTGTCAGCACTTTCCGCAGTTTGGCGAAGTCTGGTGGTTCTATCCAAGGGTCACCAACCTTGCGCTGGAGGATGGCGAAGACCTGCTGCTTGAAAACGGCGACACGCTGGAGGCTGAGGGCGGGGCGGTCGAGTGCTCTCATGCGGCGATCTACAATTACCGCGAAGGGCACTGGAACCATACTGAACTGCCGAGGCTCTGTGGATTTCCAGAGGGCGCTTTTGACTGGCCGGTGATGGTCAACGGCTCGGGCGCAATGCTGAAGCACGAGACGGGCTGGTCCTTCGACAGCGCAATCCGCAGGGCGGTGTCGGGGCCTGTGGAGCTGGGCGAGGGCGAGCGCCGGATGCAGATCGACGAGTTCATTCCTGATGAACTGACGCAGGGCGATTGCGAGGTGACGTTCTACACCCGCGAATATCCCAACGCGACGGAATACACGATTGGCCCCTTCAATGCCGCTGACCGGGTCGGCGTCATCACCACGGCAAGGCAGGCGCGGATTGAACTGAGAGCCGAGAGCGGAACGGAGGATTTCAGGGTCGGCGCATACCGTGTGCAGGCCAAGGCGCGGGGGCGGTATTGATCGAGCCCTCAAAAGCCTACACGCAGCAGAACGAGTTCGAGCATCGGGACGAGGTCGAGCGCGAGCTTATCCAGAAGCACGACAAGCGCGCTGATGTGATCATCCCCTACGGCAAGAAACTCGGCTTCACCGGCCTCAATGGCGAGCAGGTGACGCTGATCCTCAACGCAGACGGCGCCTTCACCATCGATGCCGGCACGGGGATTGTGCGCTTTGCAGGCGACCTTGAGGTGACGGGTTCGGTCACGGTGGGCGAGGTCCGCTGGCCCGTGGCCCTGCAGCCGGCCTATCTCTATGCGGCTGACGGGGCGACGATTGAATGGGCGGACGGGGCGGCCCTGAGTCAGATCCCGCTGTATACGATCACGGTTCCAAGCGGCGTTGCGCTGGCGGCGGGCGAGGCATGGGAAGCCCCGACGATCCAGAATGCGACGACGACGGGCGGCACGCTGCGGCTCAAGATATCGACGCCAGGCGCGACCTCCACGACGACGGACAACACGGACAGCGCGGGCGGGGTTGGCGATCCTGACCGGGTGATGCACAAGTCGGTGAGTGCGGACGCCTATAACGGCATCTACACTTTCACCTTTTCGGGGACCATCGACATCGAATCCGAGCCCATGGGCGGCGGGTCTTACTATCATGATGGCGCGGTGACGCTCTCGACCTGGTTCAACGATGGCGGCGGCTGGGATGAGGGGCCTACCGTGGTCCTGACTGCGGCGAATGTGCTTGGCTACAGTTTCAGCACGGCCAACCTCACCGGCAATCGGGCTTTTACCAACGTTTCCAAGACCGTGACATGGGCCAATGCGGTGGGCCAGCATGGCGGAACCGAGTTCGGTGCGAGCTATGAAAGCGGTGGGTCGCTGACTGACCTTGTGAGTGTCGCCTACACCACGCAGAGCACATCCGGCGTCCGCACGGGTTCGCCCAACGGGGAGACGGCGACCATCATCGTAACGCCGCAAAACTCGGCATGAGCAACCGCGTGGAATGTCCAACCTGTGGACGGCTGAAGCCTGATTTCGCGATCAGGGCGGGGCGCTGCAAGGATGATGAGTGGGACGAGCAGCACCTTGGCGAGACGCGGGCGTCTCAGAGCTGGGAAAGGCGCAAGGCGGACAATGCCAGAAACGAAAGACCGGCTTGAAGAGTTCCGGCCGCTCATCGAGCGGGCGCTGGAGCGGACGAATGGCGAATGCACATGGGAGCAACTGGCCCATGAGGTGCGGGAAGGCCGGGCAATGCTGTTGCCGAGCAAGTCGGGCAATTCCGTTGCCGTGCTCCAGATCGTGCATGACCTGCATGTCTTCACGGCCTCGGGCGATCTCGACGAGCTGATGCAGATGGAAGCGGATGTGACGGACATGGCGCGACGGCAGGGCTTCGACCGGATGACAATGATCGGCCGCAAGGGCTGGACACGTGTGTTGGGATTGCGCGGGTGGACGCCTGAGCATTCCCTGGTGAAGGAGCTTTAGATGTCATTCGGGAAATCAAAGCAGAAAAGCTCGCAGGAGC